ATATTCCAACGATTGAGGAATCAGGAGGGATTGATGTGGTAATGGCAACTCCTTTTCATATGGATCGTATAGGAATTTTATATACAAGAATCTTTTCTGATTTAAAAGGAATTACAGATGCTATGGATTCTTTAATTAGTAGAGTTTTAGCGCAGGGGATGATAGATGGTGATGGTCCGGCATTAATTGCTAGAAAATTAATGGCATTGATTAATGGAAGGGGACTTGGAGATTTGGGATTAACAGATAGTTTAGGTAGATTTATACCTGCAATGCGACGTGCTAATCTTCTTGCTAGAACAGAAATTATAAGAGCTCATCATTTAGCTACAATTCAAGAATATAGAAATTGGGGAGTTGAAGGAATAATAGTATTAGCAGAATGGACAACAGCAGGTGATGATAGGGTTTGTCCTAAGTGTATGGCTTTAGAAGGTAAAATATTTACATTGGATGAAATTGAACCAATGATACCTTTACATCCTCTTTGTAGATGTATTGCGTTACCAAGTATAAAGGAATTAGAAAAATATAAGTAATTGGAGGGATAATTATGAAAAAGGAAAAGAGTAAATTTCAATTATATTTATCTACATCTTCAGATTATGAAGTAAAGGAAAAAGAACATCAGGGAACAAATCATTTAATAGTTCCAGTAATAATGATGGTAGAAGGAGTTCATAGTGGTTCTCATGGTCCTTTATTTCATTCTATTAAGGAATTAGGTAAATTTCCTGAATCATGGAATGGTATACCTGTGGTTATTAATCATCCAGAAGTGGAAGGGGTGAATGTATCTGCTAATAGTCCAGATATTATTGATAGCTCAATGGTAGGTAAGGTATACAACACTCATGTAAGTGATGATAAATTAAAAGCAGAGGTTTGGCTTAATGAGGATACTTTAAAGGAAGTAGCCGCAAATGTATATGAGGACATTAAGAATTCAAAGGTAATAGAAGTAAGCATAGGAGTATTTGTAGAAGAACTCGTTGAAGAAGGAGTTTGGAATTCAGAAGAATATAAAGCAATAGCTACTAATTTCAGACCTGATCATTTAGCTCTTTTGCCCGAAGAGATAGGTGCATGTTCTGTAGAGGATGGCTGTGGGATTCGTTTAAATAAGAAAGGAGTAAATAATGTGAAAGAAGTAAGTAAGATGATTCGTACGATTAGAGAAAAGGGCTATTCCGTTTCTCTTATTAATGCAAATGCTGATCAATCGTACAATGAAATTATGAGTATGATATGGGATAAATTACGTTCCATGGATTCTCAAGGGATATGGCATTATGCAGAAGAAGTATATGAAGATTATTTGATTTATTCGAAAGAAGGAGATAATGATCGTCAGATGTTTAAGCAGGATTATGTAATAAATGGCGGGGAAATTACATTTAATAGTGATCCTGTAGAAGTTAAGAAACAAGTAAAGTATGTGAATGTTAATAATGCTTCGTTCATAAGGACGAAGGTAAAAAAGGAGGTAACAACTATGGAACGTACCAAAGGTGATTGCCCTGATTGTCTGAAGAAAATTGATGCTCTTATTGCTAATGAGCAGTCAAAATTTACTGAAGATGATAGGGAATGGCTATTAACTCAGGAATTAGATCAACTGAATAAATTTGAACCTAACAAGGTTGAACCAGTTGAGAAGATTGTTGAGAAGAAGGTAGAGGTGAATGTTCTTTCTGATGAAGATAAGGCAATTCTTGCCTATGGTAAGAAACAACTTGAGGAAAGACGTTCGGTAATGATAAAAGGAATCCTGGATAATACTGAAGAAGGTATTTGGGATGAAGAAGGTCTAAAAGAAATGAATGAAGGTACTTTGGAAAAAGTATTTAATTCTGTTAAGAAGGAAGAAGTGGTAGATTATTCAGTAGCTAACAATTCCATATATAATAATGGGAAACCAGTTACTATTGAACCTTTACTACCAACTGGGGTTGTATTAGAAAAGAAATCTAATTAAGAAAGGAGTACAATAATGGCATATAATACCGTTAAAATTAAAAAGTATCTCGATATAATCGAAGAATACGAGGCTTCCGAAGCAATATCTCCAGGGATGTTGGTGGAGCCAGTGGCTGCTGCAGAAACTATTAAAAAGCATGCTACTGAAGGAGGGAATGCTATTCCGATGTTTGCATTAGAAGACGAATTACAAGGTAAAGGTCTTTCTGATGCATATGCTGCTGGTGATAAAGTACAAGTTTGGGTTGCTCAACGTGGTGAAATTGTTTATGCTCAGATTGAGGATGAACAAAGTATTGCTATTGGTGATTTTCTTGAATCAAATGGACAAGGATACTTACAAGAGTATACTGCTCAAACTGCTGATTCAGATGACGCGATTACAGTGTATCCAAATAAGATTATTGCTCAAGCGTTAGAGGCATTGGATTTGTCTAGTTTATCTGCAGCGGGTTCTAGTGATACTCCTACAAGGCAGTTTCTGAAATGTAGAATTGTTTAACTAAAAAAAGGAATATACACATGGAAACACAAGTAGATTTAATCGGAAGAAATGGAGCAGAAGGTGAAATAGCAGGACAGCTTATCAGTAATGGTAATCTTAATGTTGGTAGTTTTCGTCCTTTTTACGATGTAAAAACAAAAAGGAATTATATTACTACATTTAAAGGTGGGGATGCAAAAGATCCTGCTAATTATGTAACAGTTCCTATTAACACTAATGCTACTCTCCGTAGGGATGAGTGGAAACAGCTAGATGACGCTATTATGGAACCGTCTAGGTATCGTTTAGGTGGAGTGGAAGACCTTATTTCAAGAGGACTGACATTCAATCTAGGAAATGCAATGGGTACCACAGTTCTTGAATGGCATGATGTAAGTGAGGCAATGGAGGCGAGTCTTACCATGGACGGGGTAACCCGTAGTCCTGGTGATCGTCCGAAATTCCAACATAACTATTTACCTATCCCAATTATTCATGTTGATTATGAAATCAACGCAAGGGTTCTTGAAGCTAGTCGTAAGTTAGGTAATCCATTAGATACTACTTCAGCAGAAAGAGCTGCAAGGAAAGTAGGAGAAAAAATGGAGGATATGCTTTTTACTAATACGACATATAGTTTTGGAGAGTCCGATACTCGTGGTAGGAATTCTATTTATAGTTATGTGAATCATCCTGACAGGAATACTGTTAATTTAAGTATACCATGGGATAATTCAGCCATAACAGGAGCCGGTATTATACAGGATGTTTTGGAAGCAAAACAATCTAGTATAGATGCTTATCATTATGGTCCTTGGATGCTTTATATTCCAACAGAGTATGAAACTGTATTAGATAATGATTATGATGCTACTACACCGGGAACTACAATCCGTGAAAGGATTATGAAGATTTCTGGTATTTCTGGTATTAAAGTAGTTGATACTCTAACTGCAGATAATCTTCTTTTAGTTCAAATGACTCCTGATGTTGTAAGACTTGTACGTGGTATGGGTCTACAAAATGTTGAGTGGACTACTGAAGGAAGATTTATTACTAAGTATAAGGTGTTGACTATCCAAGTCCCTCAGATCCGATCAGATCAGAATGGGAAAAGTGGGATAGTCCATATTTCATAAATTTATTAACTAATCAAGTTAATTCTTTTTAATATTAAATAATTATGGAACGTACAAAGAAACCAGAAGTAAGAGCAGATGGTAAAATTCGTTATAAGAAAATTGGTGGGGGATCTTTAAGAATAAATAGACAAATAATCAAACCAGGACAAATCTTTTTAGCATATCCTGATGATATTAAAGAAGGTTGGAAAGATGTTGTAATACCTTTAGATGATCTTCCTATTACTGATCAAACACCGGGAGAATTAATGCCGGGAAAAGAAGCTAAGTTCTTTCTTTCACCACGTGGAAAAAGTAATCTGTGGTATAATGTAGTTGATTCAAAAGGAAAAATATTAAATGACAAAGCTCTTAAAAAAGCAGTCGCTGAACAACTAATAGAAGACTTGGTAAAATGAGTTGGAAAGTCCCTTTAATG